GAGGGGAGAACCCGCCCCAGGGGGGGGGCCTCGCCGCACCCATCGCCCCCCATGCCCCCAGGTTGGGGCAGAAAGGGGCGAATTTCGCGGTATTTCGCGCGTTTCCGCGCCCCGCGGGCGGGAAGGCGTCCCGTGGTTCGGACGCGGCGTGGCGCGATTGTGCGCGTCAGCACCAGACCGGCGTCGGCTGCCACGGCTGATGCCACGGCCATTGAGGCCACTGCGGCCACGGGGGCTGCGGTCGGCACGGGCACTGTCGGCACGGCTGGCACGGGCACGGCCTGCAGGGTCTGCACGGCTGGCATTGCGTGTTGATGCGGACGGCGTGCGCGTCCGCGCGGCTTGCAGTGGTTATTGCGTAGTTCTCTCTCATGCTTGCTCCTGTTCAGTATATTTTCGGCGGCGATATGCGAAGCGCCTTCGCCCTGCTGAATCTTCCGCAGCATTTGTCAGCCGGGACGATGGGGAATCCGCTGAGTCGCGGAGGATTGATCCGGCATTCGCCGTCCGGGACGGTCAGGCGGCGTCCGCCGCTGGAATGCCAGTAGGCGTGTTGCCAGAAATGCCTGCACCAGGCGCAGCAGTCGCCGAAGTCGAACACGGCGTCAAGCTGCGGGTCTTCCGTGATTTCCGTCTTCCGCCCAAGCGGGTCGATGTACTCGAGTGGTGGCGAGTAGCTCATTGTCTTTTTGTCTCCTTCTCTTTTCTCTCCTGCGCGTGTTAGGCGCGATATGTGCGTATGCGCATTTTCGCCCCCGAAAACGCGCATGGGGAATGCTCTTCTCCTAACACCTAACATTCACACATAAATGATTGATTTTATGGATAGTTATGTGTTAGGAGAAATGTTAGGGGCTTGTTCGGCGTCCCGAACTTTGGCGTTTTTCCGCCGCCCGGAAAAGTTTGGATTGGACAGGCCGTTCGGGGCTGTTTCCTAACGCCGTCTTCCTAACCTTTCCGCGCCTGCCTGGCGAGGTCCAGCGGCGGGCTGAGCGGCACGAACCTGTGGTCCTCGGTCTCCCTAATCCAGCCGCGCTCGCACATCTCCATCAGCATCTCGCGCCGCTCCTTGGCGGTCGTGCCGCTGCCGCTCGCCCTGTGCGAGATGTCGCGCAGGGAAATGCCGTCGTCGCCAGCCGAGAGGACGATCGCGAGCAGTCGCTTCAGCGACTTCTCGACGATGCGCCCCGTGCCTTCCCCCTCGATGATGCCCGCGAGGATGCGCTCCGCGTTGGCGAAGAGCCACATCACGAGCGTCTTCGCCCGCTTCCTGGTCTCGTCCGTGATGACGACCTCGCGCCTGCGCGTCCTTATGTCGTTGGTCACGGACAGCATCACCATCAGGCGCGGATAGTATTCGTTGCAGAGGCGCCGCCAGGAGGGCGTCATGCTCGGCGAGCACTTCCCCCTGAACACGTCCTGCAGGGCGAGCGAGTATCCCTCCTCCATCTCGACGACGTCGTTCTTGGCGAGGAACGGCTCGACCGCCTGCCAGAGCGCGGTCTGCTTGGCGACGCTGTCGAAGTTGGTCGGGTTTCCGTAGTATTCGGGCAGCCTCGTCATGAGGAAGCGCCCGAGGAATCCCGTGTCCACGTCGAGCATCGTCACCTTGTCGTTGAACACGCCGGGCTGGATGCTGCCGATGATGTTCGGCGCGCAGTACTCCGTGCTCCTGCTGCTCGACGCGGAGCGCGAGCGGTCGGAGAAGTTCTGGTCGAAGAAGCCCTGCGCGAACGCCTCGGTCAGGAAGTCCGCGGCCTTGTACTGCCAGTTGGTCTTGTCGAGCCAGATGGACATCTCCGAGATGGAAAGCAGCCCGTTCGGCTTCTTGACCAGCATCGAGGCGAGGCCTTCGGCGGAGCTCGAGGACGAGGCGAGGTTCCAGTCGGCCTTGCACTTCGACGGGTCGATGTGGTGCAGGTCGGGGTTGCTCATCCGCATGAACTTGCCGATGAGGCCGCCTATGTCCTTCCCGGTCGCCGAGGGCGCGACGACGAGGCCGTACACGTTGCACAGCTGCCCGCCGCTGGTGTTGATCTTCACCCTCGCCCTGTCGGGGCCGACGAGGTTCACCCCGCCGAGGTTGCCGCCCGTGCGCCTGTCCAGCTCGTCCTGCGACGCCTCGCCGGAGAGGCAGCAGGCCGCCGTGACGATGGCCTTCATGAGCGAGCATTCGATGGGCAGCGGGGGATTGGCCACGGATGCGTAGATTGCCTCCAGGTCGCCGAGGGCCGTGTCCCTGATTGCCTCGCGGACGTCTTCGGACGTGACCTTGCGCCAGGGGCGGTCGGCCTCCATCGCGCCCACGGCCTCGCGGAACGAGGCCAGCTTGCCCTGTGGCGGCACCGCCTTCGGCTTGAAGTTGCCCCAGTCTATGCCCGACGCGTCCTGCGCGGGGCCGCTTCCGTATCCCTCCCTTGAGAGGGCGGACGCTGCCTCGGCGCAGTCGCCGCCGTGCTCCAGCAGCGCGTATGCCATGAATGGCGAGTAGGACTTCTCCGGCTCGAATGGCGCGGCGTTGGACGAGAACACGTAGAACGATCCGTCCTTCAGCGTCGCAGACGTGCCGTCGCCTTTCTTGCCGGGCCTCTGCCAGTGCTCGTTGCCGTCGGCGGTCGCGCGGAGCGGCTTCCAGCCGTGCCTCTGGAGAAGCGAGCGGAAGTCGCCCCTTGCGTTGAAGTCGTCGCCTGGGCGGACCTGTGTTCCGCACGGCGCAACCGGCTGCACGGCGCCGGGCGCGTGTTCCTGTTGCGGCGGCTCGTGCTGTTCTTCCTCGGCCAGTTCGTTGAGTTTCCAGGCTGCATCGAGAAGCGTCTCGCGCTCCTCCTCCGACAGGGTGGGCAGATGGGCGTAGTCGTTGCGGCACAGGACATATCCGCGGCTCGGCGCGCAGAGGATGAGGCCTCCTTCGCCGCGCGTCTCGATGAGGGTCGTCCGCTTCCCGTCCCGCATCCCGACCGCCAGCTTGAGGTTGCCGCAGACGGGCTCCGCGCATCTGTAGGAGACGTGGAATCCGCCCGACGGCGTCCTCTCGATGACAAGGCGGTCGAAGAGCCCCTGCGGGAGCGCCTCCGCCCATTTCGGGAACAGCTCCCCGCGGTTGTCGAAGTCGATGCACTCGAGGTTGCCGGACACCTTGCCGCACACGACGCACACGGCGTCGTCGCTCGCCCTGAACCATGAATCGACCTCAGCCTCCGTCGGGCGGCGCTCCTGGAACTCCTTCCAGGAGGCCACCGACGGGCATTTGCGCGTTCGGTCGGCGGGGAGCACGGACAGGCCGGACGCGAGGTACTGCCGTGGCTCCTTCATGGTTTCAGCAGCCTCCGCAGAAGTCGCACTTCATCGCGCCGAGTTCGTCGAACACGCCCTTCAGCCAGCCGAGAAGCGCGCAGTGGGCGGCGGTGGGGCGGATGCCTCCGAGGACGGCGGCGCACTCCTTCGGCGTGACCAGGCGCATCCGCTGGACGCCGCCGTTGGTGTCGGCCAGGCGGTAGCGGGAGGACAGGACGCCCGCCCGCTCCAGGCGGCGCGACGGGTTCTTGTCGTTGATGAGGGTCCCGATGTCCCTTGCCGAGATCAGGACTGCTCCGTCCTCCACGAAGAGGCGCAGCGTCTTCGCTCCGTAGTTCTTGCAGATTTCAATCATTTGCCTTCCTCCTTGCCGTCGTTCTCCAGCCCCGCCAGGACGGCGGCGGCTTCGGCCTTGACCTTCTCCAGTTTCGCGGCGAAGCGCTCGCAGTGGTCCACGAACTCGCGCCAGCATTCGAGCGGGCTTTCGCCGATGCCGATGGGCGAGCCGAGGACGTCGTAGTTGACCAGGGTGACGCGGCGGACGCCGTTGCGCTCCACCTTGGTGTCGAGATGCCAGCGCCCGTCAGGGCTGACCTGCTCGGTCTTGCTCTCGCTGGATTCGGTCTGCCATTCGATCGTGTTGTGTTCCATGTGTTGTTCTCCTATTTGCGTTGGAGGTTGGGGACTATCCACTTGAGCATGACCGTGGCGAGGATCGCGCCGACGGAGTAGCGCCAGTGGTACGGGATGTAGAAGCTCCAGCAGAAAAGGGCCGCTGCGAGGGCGATGGCGGCGAAGGCGATGGCTGTCGCCGCCAGCTCCACCAGCAGGTCCTGCCAGCCGCTGTTCTTCCGCGGCGGAATGCGTGCCTGCATGTACGTGTGCATGTGTGTTCCTTGTGTTCAGAATAGCGAGAATCCGAAGATGGTGACGACGCCCGCGGGCTTGCGGTAGTCGACGGTCTTCACCGCCCCGTGCCCTGCGGACTGCTCCGCCTCGGTCGCGGGAGGGTAGTATTCGACCAGGGTCGGCCTTGTGGCGCAGCCGCCAAGCAGGACGGCCGCCGCCGCGATGATCATGGCCTTTCTCATTTGAGCTTCAGCAGATAGCGGTTGCTGACGGCCTTGAAGGAGCGCGGGTATTCGCAGTCCGCCTCCTTGAACACCAGCCCCTCGCGCTCGTGTCCGCGGTCGGTCGTCCCCTCGGCGAACTTCAGCACGTCGTCCACGGACGGAAGCTCCGTGAACACGTCCATCGCGGGGTCGATGACCTTCACGTGCGGAAGGCCGAGGCGTTCGCACAGCTTCCTGCGCTCGGTCGAGCCGAGGTATCGCCCGCTGGCGATGTCCCAGATGCGGAACACGCGGAATTCCCTTTCGGGCAGCAGGTCGCGGTTGCCGTTCATGCCGGGGCCGACAAGCTCGCCCTGGACGGCGATTTCGCGGCCAAGGGCGGCGAGTTTCCCTTCGATGCCGTACTTGACTGCCGCCGCCCACCAGGCGTTGCTTTCGTCGCGCTCAAGCTCGAAGTTGCGGCTGCACACGCCGAAGGGCTTTTCGGGGCGCATGGAGGGTGCGTGGAACACGGTCATGGACGATCCGTCTGCCTTCTCGGTGACCTCCCAGAGGACGCCCTTGAGGGTGTCGGGCCAGTCGGCGAGGTTCTGGATGCGCTCCTCGTCGGTCTTGGGAATCCAGGAGGGGAAGTTGCCCTCCTTGCGCCCGAACCCCTGCGGGCGGCTGGCGTCGAGGGCGGCCTTCATCTCCGCGTCGATGTCGTCGAAGTGCTCCACCTTGAGGATCTCGTCCTCGTCGTAGCCGTTCATGATCGCGGCGAGCTCGGGGAACAGCGCGACAGGCATCACCAGCCCCTGGCTGATGACTCCGCGCAGCTTGACGGTGCGGATGCGGATGGCCTGCCGCAGCACTTTCCCGTGCTTGTCGGTCCAGGAGCGGAGGCAGCGGTCGCGCAGGAAGGCGTAGCGTTCGTCGTCGGCGGGGAGCGCCGAGTCGATCTCGAAATAGACGGCGGTGTCGCCGGGCTTGAATTCGCCGCGGCCTGTGACTACGCGCCAGCCCTTGCCCTTCATGGTGACCACGTCGAGGCGGTCGGAGCCGGGTATCGGCTCTGCGGTGGCGATGGTGACGATGGATGCGAGTTTTCTCATAGTTTCTCCTCTTGGTTAGAAGGTTACGGTTGCCGTGAGGGTGGCGGCGGCGAGCCAGTAGATTGTGCGCCGCCAGTCGCTGTTGACTGCGTAGGCGGTGGCCGACAGGACGTCGAGCGCCATCAGGACGGTCGGGAACAGTTGCGTGTATTTCATTGGTCTCCTCGTGGTTAGAATGGTATGTCGTCGGCTGTGGCGGGCGGGATGCCGCCCGGCGGCGTGGTGATGGGTCCGCTCTCGATGGCGAACATCAGCTCGTCCGTCATCTCCGGCCTCTCGCCGAGGACCGCCCTGTGGACGCGGTCGAACCTCTCGCCCGCCACGGAGCGGACGGTGATGGACTTCGGGACCGCCAGCGCGCCCGCGTCCGCCCATCTGACGGCCTCGTCCACGGTGTTCGGCACGGGGCATCCGTCGGCGCACCGCTCCTGCCACCACTTCTCGAACTTGCGCCGCGCGTATCCCGTGTGTTCGGGGCAGACCCACTCGGACTTGTAGCTGCCTGGGCCGATGTGGTATTCCACGCGCATCGTCCTCGGCGTCCCCGGCTCGGCGTCGCGTTTTACATGCGGCGAGTAGGAGACGTCCTCCACCTCGTGGTCCGTGTCTGTGATTTCGCCCGACAGGATGCCCTCGGTGGAGGCGTGCTCCGTGAGGTTCGACGCCTCCTTCGCGGGGAACACGTGCCCGCATTCGGGGCACTTGCCGTAGCCCGCGTGGATGAGAGCGTGGCAGTCGGGGCACTCCTTCGCGGGGGCGTCGCCGCCTCCTCCAGTGCCTGGCTCTCGTGCCTTGATGGTGTCCAGCGGCCCGTGCCGAAGGATGTTGCCGCCGTAGTCGAGGAAGAGGCAGTCCCTCTTGCCTGTCTCGGGCGAGAGCCGGAGTCCCCGCCCCGCGATCTGGAGCAGCAGCCCCGGCGACTGGGTCGGGCGCAGCATCGCCACGCAGTCCACGTTGGGCGCGTCGAAGCCTGTCGTGAGCACCGAGACGTTGCAGAGGTACTTGAGCGGCGGCTTGGGCGTGCCGAAGAGGTCGGCTGGGACGTGCTCGCCCTTGAAGCGGGCGATGAGCTCATCCCTCTCCCAGGCGGGCGTCTCGCCCGTCACCACGGCGCATTCCTTGCCCGTGTACTCGGTTATCTTCTCGGCGACGTGGCGGCAGTGCTCCACCGACGTGCAGAACACGATGACCGACTTGCGGTCGCGCGTCAGGATCGCGATTTCCGAGCAGGTCGCCTTGACAAGCTCCTCGCTGTCCATCGCGGAGGCCAGTTCGTCCTGGACGAATTCGCCGCCACGGGTGTGGACGGACGAAAGGTCTGCCTCGGCGCGTCCCGCCCGCGACACGATGGGCGAGAGGTAGCCCTGCGCGATCATGTCCTTGAGGCCTGCCTCGTAGCACACGTGGTTGAGCAGGTTCTCGGGCTTGCATATCGCCCCGCCTTTCAGCCGGAATGGCGTCGCGGTCAGGCCGATGAGCCTGACGTTCGGGTTGATGACCTTCGCGTCCTTGAGGAACGTGCGGTACATCCCGTCTCCGTCGGGGGCGATGAGGTGCGCCTCGTCGATGATCACGAGGTCGAAGCGCCCGAGGGCGTCCGCCTTGTCGTACACCGACTGGATGCCCGCCACGATGACCGGCTCCCGCGTCTGGCGCGACTTCAGCCCCGCCGAGTAGATGCCCATCGGCAGGTCCGGGCAGAGCCTCCGCACCTTGTCGGCGTTCTGCTCCAATAGCTCGCGGACGTGGGCGAGGATGAGGACGCGCCCGTTCCAGAGCGTCACCGCGTCGGTGGCTATCTTCCCCAGCACCAGGCTCTTGCCAGTGCCCGTCGGGAGCACCACGCAGGGGTTGTTGTCGCGGGTGCGGAGGTGGTTGTAGACGGCGTCCACGGCCTCCTGCTGGTATGGGCGCAGCTCAAACGGCATCGGCTGCCTCCTCGTCGGGCCAGTCCTCGGGCGCGAGCCCGAAGTTCCTCATCTCGATGGCCGTCTCCATCCTGATGAGGTCGAACCGCTCGCGGCTGATTCTCGCCGTCTTGCATATCTCGTCGGGCTCCTGGCCGCGCATCAGCAGGAAGCACACGATCCGCTGGTCGTCGCTGGTAATGGTCTCAAGGTACTGGCGGACCAGCTCCGCCCGCGCCTCGCGTCTCCGTCTGTTCATGCTCCGAAATCCTTATGGTTGCGAGGCCGTCGGGCGGCTTGGGCCGCCGCATCGTGGCCGTCAGTTTCCTTATCAGCGAATCGTCCTCGTACACCCCCGCGTAGGTCAGCGAGTCGAGGGTGCATTTGAGGGAGTTGTCCACGTCCCTCCGCCTGTTGTCGGGCGGATAGAGGTCGATGTCGACCTCAACGGGGACGCGGAACGTCGGGATGGCCGCCCGCCTGGCTATGCCCGCCACCGTCTCGCGGTACCGCCGACCGTCCTTCGAGATGAGGACGCGGGGTCCGACGTGGCGGTAGTAGTGGTTCACCGAGGGCGGCCAGGGCAGCGTCAGCGTGGCCTCCATCTGTTCCTCCTTCGCCGCTGGCGGCGGCTGAAAACCCGCGCGAGTTCCTCCCTGCGCGGCGGCAGGGGGAACTGCCTTTCGCACGGGGGCGGCTGCGGCCAGGCTATGGCCGTTGCCATGATGGCGATTGCGATGATGCTCATTTCCTTGCCCAGGGTGCTGTCGCGGGCTGCTGCTGGGCGGGCGCGGCGGCCTGCGCCGCCGTCTCCCTCGGCTTGTAGCCGCTGATGACGTTCTCGAGTTCGTCCGTGTCCTTGCGCCGCTTGCAGCGGACGGAGAGGACGAGGGCGCGGTTGTGCAGCTCCACGGTGTCCTTCGGGTTCGGCACGCCCGCCGCCTGGCACACGGCGGCGAACTGCGCGCGCCCGATTTCTACGGCCTCGCGGTTGGTGTTCTCGACGTTGTAGCGGCCCCAGAGGCGGCGGCCCTTGTGTTCGCCCGACACGATCTCGAACTCGAGCTGGATGTAGCTGCCGTTGCCGGCGCGGGTGGCCTTGACGTCGGAGTCGGAGATGACGGCTTCGTACTTGCCTTCGGGCAGGGGCTGGAACTCCTGGGCGGGCGCGGTTTCGGAGACGTTGAAGTTGATGGTTGCCATGGTGGTGTTCTCCTGTGGGTTAGTGTGAAAGTGCCATTGCTGGAAGTAGTCTCGGCGGGTTCGGGCGGACGGGCTCCGCCGCGACGGCTGGGTGGTCCGGGCAGCGGAGGTGCTCGAACCAGACCAGCAGCGGCCAGAAGTCGTCGCGGATGAGGCGGCATCTCTCCCCCGCCTCGATGGGGCGCTTGCACAGGTCGCAGACCTGGCGGTGCCGCGCGGTCACAATCTTGTCAGCCATCTCCGCCTCCCTTCGGCGCCATGTAGGCGTCGATGAAGGCCTGCCACGAGAGCGGTATCTCGGACGGGAGGTTGAAGCGGTTCTTGGCGATGCAGGCGGGGCTGCCGACCGTGCGCAGGATGCGCTCGCCGCCGTCCGCGCCGATGGCGGTCGCGATGGCGCGGTCGCCCTGGAAGCCGTTGCCCTGTTCCTTGCTCACGCGGAAGCGCTTGGTCGCGAAGAGCACGGCGTCCGCCCACTCGCAGAGCAGGCTGGTCGCCGCCTTGTGCAGGCGCGGCGTGTAGCGGTCGTAGGCCGAGTTCTCGGGGTCCTCGAACCGCTCGACCTTGCTGTGCGCGATGACGATCACGATCATGCCGCGCCGCTCGCGCAGGTCGTTCAGAAGGCCGACCACCTTGCGCCAGTGGCCGAGGGCGTGGACGTAGCCCTTGCCGTAGCCGCCGTCCGCCTTCTCGATGGAGCGGACGCCGAACTCGGCGCACACCTGGTCCCAGATGAGGCGCTCAAGCCAGTCGGCGGAGTCCAGCACCACCGTCTGGAAGTCGTGCGGCTCCTCCCGCAGGGCGGTCAGCGCGGCGAGGACGTCGTTCAGGTTCTTCGCCAGTGGGAACTTGGCGGTGTCGATCTCGCCGAGGCCGTCCTCGGTCTGCACGAAGATGGGGTTGGGCGCGGCGGCGGCGAAGGTGCTCTTCCCGACGCCCTCCACGCCGTACGCCAGGATGCGGGGCGGCTTGCTCTCGCGTCCGCGCCGGATGTTCTCAAGCATTGACATTGCGCGTGTTCTCCTTACAGGCTGGTGATGATTCTGGTCTCCTCGTAGCCGGTCGGCCACTCGCCGCTCCGCAGGCACTCGCGGTAGCGGGCGAGGGCGGCCTCGTTGACCTTCTCGGCCTGGTCGAGGACGTCCCCCGGCAGCTCCCACACGCCCGTGCTGAACGGCTCGTTCTTCTCCACCGCGATGAGGTGGACGGCCACGGTCTCGCCCGTGCCTCGCGCAGGACGGCGCGGTAGAAGGCCATCTGGAACACATAGCCGAAGCGCTTGCAGTCGCCCTCGAACCACTTGAGGCTGTCGCAGGTCTTGAGGTCCACGATGCCGTATTCGCGAGAGAACCAGTCCATGCGAATCTGGCAGGGGACGTGGCAGTACTCCGCCCGGACGGTCGCCTCGGACGCGCCGTCGTCCAGGAGGGCGGAGGCCGCGTCGTGCAGCCAGACCGACTTCTGGAGCTTCACGATGAAGCCGAAGTCCTTGGGGCTGACGATTTCGCGCGTCTGCGCCGCAATCCACTCGGCGTATGCCTTGGTGGTCTTGCCGTAGGGTTCGCCCGTCTTCGGGTTCACCGGGCCGTCCGCCACGAGGAACTGCTCGTCGAAGGCGGCCCGGCCCTCCAGGATGAGGCAGTGGGCGGCGCGTCCGAGCGCCAGCGCCGGGCTTTCGCTCTCGGCGATTTCGCCGCTGGTCTTGCGGCGATAGAGTTCGGGTGATTCGCGGAAG